TTGAGGTCACACCACCTACAAAACTTGCGTTCCCAACTACTTCGGCATATAATATTACTTGCATCACCCTTATACTTCGTAGGATGCGAAGGTTTGTATTTACTTTTAATACTTTCTCCCATACATAATATATAAGGTTAAAAACTATTTAGATGTCACTCCGCGCCACATCAATATCAGAAATAAAGGCAAACCTATTAAGACCTTCAACCACTTCATCATTCCTTGCATTTATTCCATTCCCAGATAATCCTAGGGTGAATGCAAAGATGAAGCAACTTGTTGGTTCCTCTCAAAATAAACTCATACTCAGTTGTAGTGAGTGTAGTTTGCCTGGAAATCAACTTGCAACATCTGTTAATGATAATGACCGCACTGGCGTTACAGAGCGTCATGCATATCGAAAAATATTTAATGATAGAGTAGATCTTACATTCTATGTTGATGCTGAGGAGTATCTCACTATAAAATTCTTTGAACTGTGGATGAGTTATATCGCAGGCGAAGATTTACAGTCCGTCGATATTGCATCTAATAACTTTAGCTATCGCTTTAGATACCCAGACGAATACATCTCAGATCAGGGAATGTCTATATTAAAGTTTGAAAAAGATATCATTACAAAAATAAAAAAATCCAATCCTCTTGAAGATATAGTCAATGTTATTGCGGGAACTGATTTTGGAACCACTCAAGATAAGAGAACAGGGTCTTCAATACAATATCAGTTCTTAAGAACATTCCCAGTCGCCATAAACTCAATGCCTCTATCATATGAGACATCTCAACTTTTAAAAGTTACAGTATCAATGTCTTATACCAGATATATTCTGAATAATATTCGTATTAATAATGTTGGTGCATCCCCTTCTGAAATCATTGCTAATCAAAGAGGGTTTGAAAGAACTCTTGATATACTAACAAATAGTGGAGGAGGTGAGAGTTTTGGTTTAAGTGGAGCAGGAACTATACGAGATTTAGATAGTATTAATAGAGGAACGAGTGGTGTTCCAATCACACTACCTGGTTCAATTGCCTAATAAATAATCACACTGAAAAACTCTTCGGGACATTATGCCTTTACCAAAGATTGCTACGCCAACTTATGAACTTGAGTTGCCATCAACTGGAGAAACAGTTCAATATAGACCTTTCCTTGTCAAGGAAGAAAAACTTTTAGTTATCGCTCTAGAGAGTGATAATACGAAGCAGATTACGACTGCTATTAAATCTGTGATTAAAAACTGTGTCCTCACAAAAGGAGTGAAGGTAGAGGATCTGCCTACATTTGATATTGAATATCTATTCCTAAA